CTTCCGAATTGCTTGAAACAGCAATCTTACCGTTTTCAACCAAAGTTGGACCAAAAGCGAGAAGGTTTACAACACCTTTTTTAACCAAGTCATCAGCAGAAACATCATTTTCGTAAACAATTCCGAAGCTCCCGTCTTTATAAATTGCTAAGTCACTGTTGCTAGCATCTTCTCGTACGGTATTTCGATAGACAACACCGTTACGGATGACATAGCCAGTCGTGTTGGCTCCGTAGTAGTCTCCGTTGATAGCAAGAATAGCATTGTTGTTGGCTGCTGTGACAGAAGTCTTAGCAGTCACATTATTTCCATAAGTATTTTGTGCTAGAGCGGTTTTGAGATATTCAGGCGAGCTGACTGTAATATCTGCAATGTATACTTTCGTGTTGCTGACGGTTTTTGTAGTTAGGTTAATAGAAATGTTATCATCCTTATAGCTTGTATTTGTCTTTGTCGCATTTGTTGCTGTTTTAGCATTTGTTGTGCTGGTTGAGGTAGAAGAGGATTTGACTGTTGTAATGGCCTCTGACAGAACAAAAGTTTTTAACATGGAGTAGGTAAACGCCCCTGTCAACAGCATACCAAAGAGACTAGCATAAGCATAGGATTTTTTGAAAAACTTCATGATAAAGTATGCGTCCTTTCTTTGAAAATAATTTTTTTTGAACGAGCCAAGATAGGCAAAAGAGCAGTGATCCGACAATGATTTTAACAATCAGCAAATTGAGACCGAAAATGGCGTAAAATAGTCTGATTAAAAGGGTGTCGAGGATAAACAAGCCCAAGGCTAGCCCGAACTAACCAGTACCCGTTTTAACAACACTGTCTTTATTTTTAAAGACCAGTTTTTTATTTGCGGAATAATTGAAAATCGAGCTCGTGACACGAGCCACTCCGTTTGCCAGTAAAATTTTGAGACTAGTTGGTACCGCAACAAGCACCAAGAGGGCGAGAGCATAGACGATATAGTCAATCAAAAAACTACTAATTGAAGAGAGAGCAAACTTAAACATATCTTTATAAATCATGAGCCCATCTCGTACCGGTCTAAAGTGAGAAGCTTGATTGTCATTAATATAAACTGTCTCGATTGGAAGTTCAATGATAGGATATTCTTTGGAAGCAGCTAGCAGCATATTCATTTCATATTCATAACGCTGCCCTTCAACCTCCAACATAAACGGAATCATGTTGGTTGTAAATCCACGAAGTCCTGTTTGGGTGTCTGTCACGGAAACACCAGTCTGTTGCTTAAACAGAAATCGTGTTAATTTATTTCCAAAAGCCGAACGCAAAGGAACGTTGCCAGAAAAAGAACGCGCTCCTATAATCAAGTGATTGGGGTTTTCTTGAGCCTTTTTGCTCACTCGGAAAATATCCCATACGTTGTGTTGACCATCTGCATCAGCTGTGACCACTGTCCCATATTACCCTAAGGAATCAATATAAGAAAAAACTGTTTTCAGCGCTTGCCCTTTCCCTTGATTTGTTGTATGGCATAGAATAGTAGCATATTTCTGTGTTTCTCGAAAAATCGAATCATAACTAGCCGGACTGCCGTCGTTTACCACGATGATTTGCAGCGAACTCTTTTCCTTCACCTTTTGCAACAAATGAATAAGATGAAGGTCGGGTCTGTATGCGGGAATGACTAAATAGTTCATGTGTTTACTCCTTTCTTAGAAAAGTGATAGAAAATTTACACAACAGTATATAGAGCATAGCTTAAAACTAACTGATATCAGCTTTTTTTAAGGTTTTGGAATGGAATGGGTAATGGAGTATAGGGAAAAACTGTGCTTTTTACAAAAACAAAAATCGAATTTTTCTTGCTATTTCCCAAAAAGTTTAGTATAATAGTTATTCGTGAGAAAACCTCACTTACCCCTTGCAATGGCTGGGGGTCATTAGACCAAAAGGAGGAAAAATCAATGGCTAAATACGAAATTCTTTATATTATTCGTCCAAACATTGAAGAAGAAGCAAAAAACGCTTTGGTAGCACGCTTTGACTCTATCTTGACTGACAACGGTGCAACTGTTGTTGAATCAAAAGACTGGGAAAAACGTCGTCTTGCATACGAAATCCAAGATTTCCGTGAAGGACTTTACCACATCGTAAACGTTGAAGCTGAAGACGCAGTCGCTTTGAATGAATTTGACCGTCTTTCAAAAATCAACGCTGACATTCTTCGTCACATGATCGTCAAACTTGACGCATAAGAAGGGTTACTATGATAAATAACGTTGTACTTGTGGGTCGGATGACCCGAGATGCCGAACTTCGCTATACGCCGCAAAATCAAGCGGTCGCAACTTTTACTCTTGCTGTTAATCGCAACTTTAAAAATCAAAGTGGCGAGAGAGAAGCAGACTTTATTAATGTTGTAATTTGGCGCCAACAGGCAGAAAATCTTGCAAATTGGGCTAAAAAAGGAGCTCTTATCGGAATTACTGGTCGTATTCAGACGCGTAACTACGAAAATCAGCAAGGTCAACGGGTTTATGTGACTGAAGTTGTAGCAGAGAATTTCCAAATTTTGGAAAGTCGTAATCAACAAAATAATAACGCCAATCCGATGGACATCTCGGATGATGATATGCCATTCTAATAGGAGGTACTAGATGGGAATGAAAGAACATGCCTTAGCTTATCAGAAAAAGGGATTTTCAGTTATTCCTATTAGTCCAACTAGCAAGAAACCGATGATTGCTTTTGCAGATAAGCCAGCCTTGACAGAACAGGAAATAGAGGATTTTTGGTCGCAGTATCCTGATGCTAATATTGCAGTTCGGACGGATAAATTTTTTGTTATTGATATTGATTTGCATGGAAAACATAATGGCTTTGAATCTTTAAAGAATTGGGAACATCTGAACTTGATAACGCCAACGCTGCAAGCTCGAACTGCTAGTGGTGGTAAGCACATCTTCTATTTCAAACATCCGGATGTTTCCATGAGCCAAATGATTGGCTTTCTACCTGGTGTTGATGTCAAAGCTCATCCTAATAACTATGTATTAGTCGCTCCATCGAAAACAAAAAAAGGGAAATATGAATGGGACATTGATAAATCAAAAGAGGGCGGCACGATGGTCACGGCCAGCAGGGCGCTGGTCATGGCTATCAAATCGGAATACTTAAAAAAGAACAAGGTCAATGACCTGGATCAGTTACGCTATCAAAATTATTCAAACAGAAAACGCAATAGAACAACAGAGTTATTTGAAATGATTGCGATTGGGTTTGGTGGTGAGGGAACCAGAAACGATACCTTGGCCAAATTCACGGGCGGTTTGCTGTCTAGGCATGTAGAAGCAGAGTTTGTTCTGCAGTTGGCTCAGATAGCAAACAATAACAGTCTGGATCCGCTACCTGATAAAGAACTTGAGCGGACGGTGATGAGTATGATTAATAAAGACATGAGGAGGTGAGTATCATTGGTGAGATTTTAAAGATGTCCATGGCTCAATTTAAACGTACGAAGAAAAAGATTGTCAATGACCAGGGCGAGAAAGAAGAAATTGATGTAATCGTCTCAGACAGTCCGCGAAATGTGCTGCTGGCTCTCAAGAGTGACACGCGCCTCAATGACTTTTTAAGGCATAATTCCTTTTCTCAAGAACACGAGATTGTGGCCGACATCAAGCTTGATAATGTCGAACTTCCAAAAGGTGAATTACCTGGGAATTTTGAAGCGGTGCTTAGTGTTTATCTTGAGAATCATTTTGGGGTTGTCTTTAAACGTCAAGCCTTATCAGACGGGATTGCAACATTCTTTGCAGAAAAATCCTATAATCCAGTTTCTGAATACATGGAACGTGCTTATCAGCAGTGGGACCACAAGGAGCGATTGAACCAGGTTTTTCAAACTTGGCTAGGTGCAGAAGACGATATTAATGTTTCAAGGATCGCAACGATGTTCTTTGTCGGCGCGGTGGCCAAAGTTTTCACTCCTGGCGTTAAATTTGACTACGTACTAGACTTGGTCGGTGGCCAAGGAACAGGAAAGACAACTTTTCTGCAAAAGATAGGAATGGACTGGTACACAGATTCTGTTAAAGATTTCTTTGATAAGGATAATTATGAGATTATGCTTAAGTCCTTAATCGTTAATGACGATGAGATGATTGCTTCAAGAAAGACCACCTTTGCAGAATTAAAGGCCTTTGTCACGAAAACGGATTTGCGTTTTCGGAAAGCTTATGGCCGGAGATCGGAGAAATTTCCTAAGAACTTCGTGATTGCTAGGACCAGCAACGAGGTTGAATATTTACGGGACAAGACAGGTGAACGTCGATTCCTGCCAGTGCTAGTTCATGCAGATAATCAATTTATGCGGCCATTTGATATGACGGAAGAAGATGTTCTTCAACTTTGGGGCGAGGCTGTGGCTCTATACAAAAAAGGCTTTAGTCTGACTTTCGATGAAGAGGTTGAGCAGGATCTAAAAGTCTATAAAGAGCAGTTTGCTTACAAGGACGAGGAAGAAGAGCAAATCTATGAATATCTGGATATGTTGGTTCCGTCTAACTGGTCGGATATGTCTATGGTGCAGCGGCATCAATTCACCTACTCTTATTTCAATAATCAAATCTATCGTGATGAGGTCGGTAATCCAGTCCACGGAGTGGTGCTGCAGGAAGCAGTCTCTACTAGGGATATTTTAAAGAATGTCTTTGATGTAGATACAGCAAGAGGCAGCAAGTTGGCCAAGAAAATCAAGTTGATGATGGATAATGATGGCGATTGGGAGTATGGAGTTCGTAGAACAAATGGTAGTCAATTTAGAGGATATTTTCGTAAAAATATGCAAAAAAGTTAATGTCACACTTTCAGCTTGTAATGTCACAAAAACAGCTATCCGTGACATTATGTGACATTACTGTGACATTTATAATGTCACATCCTTTGAGGTCAAGTGTATCAAGGTTTGAGGTCGATTTTCTCACAAATTTTAAAAAAATGAAATGTCACACTATCTAGCACTTGATATGACTGACTTTATAGACAATTAAATAGTATCTGTGACATTATTATTAAATAAAAAGAGTATATAAAAATAAGAATAGCTACAAAGCCTATTATAGAGCCATTCTTGTTTTATATAAAATAAAAGTTTTGAAAGTAAATGTCACAGTGTCACGCTATGATTTTATGCAAAAAATATGAATAAAAGGAGATGGAAGTCGTAGGACTCTTAAATCAGTATTAAAAAAAGCCAGCGCTTTGCTGACTCCTTGTAACAACTATACTTATATTATATCACAAAGGAGCTAAAAGTGAAGGCAAAGGCTATTTTGAAAGATTTGAGAAACCTAGATTTATACATTGCGAGCTTGATTAGACGTAGAGATAAAATCGAAGCTTCACTTTTATCTAGCGCAAAATTCTCTGCAGATAAAGTGTCTGGAGGTATCAAGCGTAAGCAGGATGATATCTATATTGAACTGTTGACTGCAAAGGAAGAGATTGAGCAGAAGACTGCTGAAGCTATCAGAAAACAGCGAGAGCTACAGGGCTTGATAGATTCGCTGGAGAATACTGATAGCCAGGCTATATTAAGTTTGATTTACATCGATAAGATGACGCGTTGGCAAGTAATGGACGAACTCAATTGTAGTGAGAGTACCTATTTTCGATTGCTGCGCGTGGCTACTAGAGAACTTGATGCCGTGACAGTAAATGACAGTAAATGACAGTAAAAAACAGTAATGACAGTGATTGACAGTGCATGACAGTTTCAAAATGATATTATGGTAATATCGAAAAATACCGAGGGGAGGTGCTAGAAAAAGTACCCCCTCTTATTAGTTAGAGGTCCGCTATGAACAATACCCGTCCGGATCGTCAAGGTCCCCATCGAGCGGTTTTTGAAAAAAATAAAAGAGTGATTCTCAAAACTCAGAACACTTGCGGCATCTGTGGTCATCCGGTGGATAAGTCATTGAAGTACCCCCACCCACTAAGTCCCGCGATAGACCATGTGGTCCCAGTGTCTAAGGGTGGTCATCCATCAGCTATAGAGAACCTGCAGTTAGCTCATTGGCAATGTAACAGGCAGAAGTCTGATAAGCTCTATGCAGATAGAGCAGCCAGCTCTACTGTGGTTGGAAATCGCAATCTGCCGCAAAGCTGCGACTGGACGAAGTACAGAGCTTGAAGTCTTATGACGAGATTTAAGATTATATTTGAATTTTTTGAAAAAAGAAAAAATCATTGAAGCATGTACAATGATTTGATTAAATTTGAAAATCATTCAAGTTTTGAAATCTGCCTGAAAACGACAGAGGGGGGTAACCCCCTCCCCTTGGCGGGCGCAGCCCTTCACGCCGTCACTGTACATTTTTTCTCGCGTTAGGATTTGGGAGTTAGGAAATGAAAAAAATTAAGTGTTCGATATGTGGTAAAAAGTTCACGGCTACATCTAGTCGGTCAAAATATTGCAGTGACAAATGCCGTAGGGACGGGATTAGAACGAATCAACGCAAACTGATGAAGAAAAAGCGTGCTGCTAAGAAGCAGGAAAAAATCAAAGTTTCAAATCCTAACATTTCAACTTCCAAAAAGCGTAAAAAAAGTAAAAGTCTGTTGAAATACTATCGTGATTTGAAAAATCGAATTTTGGCAAATGAAGAAGCTTTTGATTTCGTTAGTCGGACAGTCGTTGAGGGTATTGATGTACACGAAGAAAACTTTGAACAATTAGTTGTAGAAAGGATAAAGGAGCAATCAAAATGAATTATATGGGTATGGGCTATCTTCGTAGGAAGTTGGCCCTTTATCAATTGGGTGTAAAGAAGCGTTATCGATATTATGCAATGGCAGACAAAGAACCATCTCGTAGCATTGTTATACCAGACAAAGTTCGCGATGTGTATAGTTCTGTTCTGGGGTGGACTGCCCACGGAGTCGACGCCTTGGCAGATAGAATTGGTTTTCGTGAGTTTGCTAATGATGATTTTAATGCAACAGAAATTTTTAACGCTAACAATCCGGATATCTTTTTTGATACGGCGATACAGTCAGCTTTGATTGCCTCCTGCTGCTTTGTCTACGTCATGCCAGGGGTAAATGGTGAATTGCCTAAAATGCAGGTTGTAGAAGCGAGCCGGGCAACAGGAATTCTGGATCCGACGACATTTTTATTGACAGAAGGTTATGCTGTTTTAGAACAGGATGAATATGGTGTTCCAACTTTAGAGGCATATTTCACACCAGATGCAACGTGGTATTATCCTAAATATGGCGAGGAGTATTCTATCTCAAATCCCTCTGGGCAACCTCTATTGGTTCCAATTATCCATCGACCAGATGCTGTGCGGCCATTTGGGCGGAGTCGCATCACTCGTGCTGGCATGTACCAGCAAAAGGCTGCTAAGCGGACGCTGGAGCGTGCAGAAGTGACTGCAGAGTTTTATTCTTTTCCTCAAAAATATGTAGTAGGAACTAGTCAGGATGCAGATCCTATCGAAAAATGGAAAGCGACAGTTTCTAGTCTTTTGGAATTTTCTAAGGATGCTGATGGTGACAGTCCTACAGTTGGTCAGTTCTCAACTGCTAGCATGTCTCCATTTATTGAGCAACTTAGGATGTATGCTTCTTTGTTCGCTGGCGGAAGCGGCTTAACTCTGGATGATTTAGGTTTCCCGTCTGACAATCCATCTTCAGTGGAAGCAATCAAAGCCGCTCATGAAAATCTAAGAGCTGCTGGGCGAAAAGCTCAACGGTCTTTCGCTTCTGGTTTTCTAAATACGGCTTATGTGGCCGTTTGTTTACGCGACAAGTTCCCCTTTTCACGTAGCCAATTTATGGAAACTAGTGTAAAATGGGAGCCG